GGTATTGACAAAATGGTGAATCCACCACTCCAGGCGCCTTCCTCCCTAAGAGGTCAGACGGCAACAGTACTACCAGGAGGTGTCACTTATGTCGATACTATGGCAGGTACCCAGGGAGGATTCCGCCCTACTTATGAAGTCAATCCAAGGCTCGGTGAGCTTCAACAGGATATTCAAGAGACTCAACATCGAATCCGTCAAGGGTTTTATTCCGATCTCTTTCAGATGATGACGATGTCAGATCGTAGACAGATTACAGCTAGAGAGATAGACGAAAGACATGAAGAGAAGTTGTTGATGTTAGGGCCAGTTCTTGAAAGACTACATACAGAATTACTTGATCCTCTAATTGACAGAACATTCAACATTATGCTACGCAATCAATTACTACCAGAAGCTCCTGAAGAGTTGGGCGGTATTACTTTAAAGGTTGAATATATCTCAGTAATGGCACAGGCTCAGAAAGCAATTGGAACAGGAGCGATTGAAAGGCTTGCAGGTTTCGTGGGCAATATGGCCGCAGCCAAGCCAGATGTATTAGATAAGTTCGATGCCGATCAATCAGTCGATGAATACGCTGAGATGATTGGAGTACCACCTAAGATCGTTGTCCCTGACGATATCGTTCAACAAATAAGAGAAGAGAGAGCGCAGGCGCAACAACAACAAATGGCAATGGAACAAGCTACCCAAGCAGCACAAGCAGCGAATGTCGGCGCCCAGGCAGCCAAGGTGATGAGCGATACTGATACCAGTGGAGATAATTTACTCAACAATATGATTGGTGGATTGACTTAATGGCCACAGAAGCTAAATGTAAATGCTTAGATTGTAAGTATAACGAACAAGGTAACTGTGCAGCAAAAACGATACAACTAGATTATCACGAAGATGGAAGCTGTCAGTGCCTAACTTATGCGCCCACTGGTAAGAAGAACGATAAAGCGGAAGTTCTTTATGGTAATGAAAATAGATATTGAAGATGCTATTGAAGCAATTAAACATTTAAAGTTTGAATCTATGTATACGGAGATGTTTCTACACCACGAATCAATGCTTACTACATTGTTGTTTTTAAAGAAGTTAGGGGTTAATCATGTGTCAGTAGAGGCAACAAAAAAGGTAGACAGCAGGTAACTTGCACAAACTATGAGATAGTGCCGATATATGTCAAAAGAATTTAACGCCTCTGACGAGAAGAGCGTCAAGAGTGCGAAACAGAAAGATAAAAATATTCGCGATATAGAGTTAGAAGATTTGCGTCTTCTACTTTCCAAGCAATGGGGTAGACGCCTCGTTTGGAGACTCCTGGATCAGACAGGAATGTATCGCACAAGTTTCACTGGTAATAGTACGACTTTCTTTAACGAGGGTCAAAGAAATATTGGCCTATGGCTGGTGGATGAAGTGATCTCGGCAGACAAAAAGATGTATATGTCGATGATCGAAGAAAACAACAATAAACAAGGAGATCAAAATGCCTGATGACGATACTTTGCTGACAGCCAACACCGATGATGTGGAAGATGTTCAGCAGGCAGAAAACTCACCTGAAGCAACTAATGATACAACAACAGATGCGAAGGCGAGTGATGCTGCTACTACAGAAGAAGGACAAACAAATGAAGAAGAAGTAACCGAGGAGGCAAGCGCCCCAGAGGAATACTCAGTATTTGATTTGCCAGAAGACTTTAGTTTTAACGAAGAGACCTTATCTGACTACCATACTTTTGCGAAAGAAAACAAACTGACGCAAGAACAAGCCCAAAGAGGCGTGAACATGGTAGCTAAGATGAAAGAGGCCGAGATGGCTCAATGGGTCGAGCAGCAGAAATCCTGGGTGGACGATGCAAAGAGCGATGCCGAATACGGTGGCGAGAAGTTCGATGAGAATATCTCAATAGCGGTCAAGGCTCGTGATTCATTCGGAACCCCTGAGTTTAATGAGATGCTGGACAGTTCAGGTTTGGGTAACCATCCTGAGATGATCCGTTTTCTCAATCGTGTCGGAAAGGCTATTTCAGAGGATTCAGTTGTCGTTGGCGGGGCTAACACAACAGAGAAGACTCGTGAAGCTGTGCTTTATCCATCAATGCAATAAAACTATAACAGGAGAAAATAATGGCAACATTATCCACAACAAATCCTACTTTAGCCGATGTGGCTAAGAGGTATGACCCTGATGGTAAGATTGACACTATCGTAGAACTTCTCTCGGAGACTAATGAAGTCTTAGAGGATATGACGTTCTTAGAAGGTAATCTTCCAACAGGTCATAAAACAACCATTAGATCAGGGCTGCCAAGTTCAACCTGGCGTAAACTGAACTATGGTGTTCAACCAAGCAAATCAACAACTGTCCAGGTGACTGATACAGCAGGTATGCTTGAAGCTTATGCCGAGGTCGATAAGGCCCTAGCTGATTTAAACGGCAACACAGCAGCTTTCCGTCTTTCCGAGGATCGTGCTTTCCTAGAGTCAATGAACCAAGAGATGGCCAATACACTGTTCTACGGTGATACTGGTACTGATCCTGAAAAGTTCATGGGTCTAGCACCACGTTACAGCTCCCTATCTGCGGAAAGCGGTGACAACATTATCGTTGGTGGAGGTTCAGGTTCAGACAACACATCCGTTTGGTTGGTTGTTTGGGGCGCAAACACTTGCCACGGCATTTATCCAAAAGGTTCACAGGCTGGTCTGAAACATACCGACCTTGGTGAAGTTACTTTGGAAGATGCTGCAAGCGGTAAATACCAGGGATACCGTACTCACTACAAGTGGGACATCGGTGTATCTTTAAGAGATTGGCGCTACGTTGTTCGTATTCCGAACATCGATGTGTCTAACTTGCATAAGGATGGTTCTACTGGTTCATCAGCTGCTTTGGTTGATCTTATGGTTCAAGCGATAGAATTAGTGCCTAACCTTTCAATAGGTCGCGCAGTATTCTATGGCAATAGAACTATATCTTCAATGCTTCGCAGACAGATCACTAACACAACTAATGTGCGTCTGAGTATGGATGAAGTTGCGGGCAAGCGTGTTATGTTATTTGACGGTATTCCGTTCAGACGTAATGACGCTATTACTAACGCCGAAGCCGTTGTGGCATAGGAATAACTATAGGAGACTAAAATGATTATTGATTATAATCTTCAATTTTCCGATGCACAGTCTGTAACGGCTGATGCCGCTTCTACCAATCTTATCGATCTGGGTTCAGATCGTGATATTGGCCCAGGCGAGGAAATGAAAATCGCGTTGAACTTTGACGTTGCTATGGGAGGCTCTTCGCCAACCCTAGCTGTTCTGGTGCAAACAGATGACAATGCTTCATTCTCAAGTGCAACCACTGTACTAACATCTCGCTCTATTGCGGCAGCAGCCGTTGGCGATCAGTTAGTATTGGGTTTACCTGATACGAATGAACGTTATGTTCGTCTGTACTACGATGTTGGGGGTTCAAGCCCAACAATGACTGTAAGTGCATCAATCGTGAAGGATGCTCAACAGTCCACTTCATACCCTGACGCAACGTAAGGTGTGATTTATTTCTAGAGGTACGGTAGGTTTTTATATTTCTCTTCCTACCGTTCCCTAGATTTAATAACCTAGTAAAACACTAGGGTATTATTTATTAAGGAGATAGAATGGCTAGTGAAGTCGATATTTGTAACTTAGCACTTTCGCATATCGGCGCCAGTGCCACTATTGCTTCCTTGACGGAACAGTCTGAAGAGGCGTTCCATTGTAATTTATTATATGCTGACACCAGGGACACATTACTGAGGGCGCACCCTTGGGGTTTTGCCACTCGTCACCTGGCTTTATCTGATGTCGGTACACCACCAGGTAACTGGTCTTACAGATACAGTTATCCAAATGATTGCCTTTTTATAAGAGAGATACTACAGGTAACCACTAATGGTGATCCTATTGAGTATGAGATCGCCTTGAGCGATGCTTACAATTCAAGAGTGATTCTCACCAATCAGGAGGAAGCAATCCTAATTTATACCTATAAAGCAACCAATACACTGGTGTTTGATCCCATGTTTGTTACCGCTTTAGCTTGGAAGATAGCCAGTGAAGTAGCAATGCCTCTAACCAGGGACGAGAAAAGAATGCAAGCGGCATACCAGATGTATCTATCAACACTATCCGAGGCGAAAACATTCAATTCAAATGAGTCTCATATCGACAGGAATCAAGAGGCCAGTTGGATTTCAGGGCGTAACTAATGCCTGTCTATACGATTCAACCTTCTTTCTCTGGCGGAGAATTAGCCCCTTCATTACACGCTCGTGTTGATCTTGCCAAATACGCCGTTGGTCTCAAGACCTGTAGAAACTTCATTGTTCTAGCCCATGGCGGTGTAACCAATAGAGCGGGTACAAAGTTTATCTGCGAGACAGCTATCTCAGCAAAAACAACACGCTTAATACCTTTTGAATTCAATACCGAACAAACCTATGTTCTAGAGTTTGGACACCTAACTATGCGTGTTATTAAGGATGGCGGTTTGGTAGAGTCAGGTGGAAGTCCTGTCTCAGTTACAACCCCTTATACAGATGCACAGGTGGGAGAATTAAGTTTTACCCAATCAGCTGATGTGATGACGATCTGTCATCCAACTCATCCAGTAAAGGAATTAAAAAGAACCTCTCATACAGCATGGGCATTGACCTCAGTAACCTTTGGTACTTCGATGACGGCACCTGGAAGTGTCGCATCAACAAGACAAAACTATGACGCGGGCGATCCAGATACCTCT